GAGTAGGCATCATGCCTCTCTTGATAGAACCCCTCAGCTCCTTCCACCTGCTGGGGGGTTCTTCTATTCACTGAGCCAGGAATAGACTGTGCGCCTTGTGACGCCTGCTTTTTTCGCTAGGGTGCTGAGCTTTGTCCCTTCGCGGTATTGGTCCCTGACACGGCTTCTGAGCTCTGCTGTGACCTTTTCTACACGAACGAGCTGCCATGCCCTGAGGTCAGCGAGTTGCTCTAGTGTTTGATCGGCTAAATCGTAGTTCCCTGGAATAATCATGAGCACCACTATACACGCCGATACAGAAATGTGTTGCACTTTCTCTGTGGATACCGCTACACTCCTGAGTAACCCAAAGAAAGGTGGAAAACAAAATGGGTGCTATGAAGCAAATAGATGTGCAGTTCCAGGAGGCCATGCACCTTGCAATGACCTCTCATAACAAAGAGCTCGCTGACACTGTGGCGTGGTATCGAGCACACTTTGACCAGCTGCCTGCTGAACTAATGCGTGCGATCCTCACTGATGAGGCTTTCTTCCAGAAGGCTCTCACGGTGTGGGACAACACGCGGTTCAGTCCTAAGCCTGCAAGCGAGCATGTGGCTTTGCAGGTTCCCGTGGTGAAGCGGAGGGATCTGCGTGAACCTAAGCGCGTGAGTTACCGGTGTGCGCTGATGTTGTCACTGGTTGGTGTTGCACTTGTGACAGGTGTTGCCTTTTTGGTGGTGGCATTGTGAGGACAGGGTTAGCGTTCATAACTGTAGGTGTCCTGGTTGCCCTGATTGGGCGTAACACTGACTCCTATGTGATGGCAGGTATGGCTGTTCTGTCTGGTTTGGCAATGCTGAGAGTGAAAGGACTGGCATGAAAGTAACACTGCAGGATATTACCCCTGAGCTGATGCAGAAGCTCTCTGATCAGAACGATGAGCAGAGACTTCATGTTCTGACTAGGGAGGAGACACGCGCTCTGACTCATGAACTGGAGTACACAATCATGGTGGCTTCTCAGTTGCAGGCTCGCTGCCAAATGCGTGCGAAACGCCTCGAACACTTGGGGATGAGCACAACAGACATTGCTGACATGTTTGATGTGAATAGGAGGACTGTGGCTAAATGGTTGCGGTCAAGTATCGAGATTGAGGTGGTTACAACATGATGGATGTGCAGGTGGATGGGCGTGAGGTAATCGTGCGCCTAAAGGATGATGTGTTTCAGATGGAGGAGCCTGGGACAGTGTGTTTGACTATGAAGCAGGCTCAGGTGTTGCGGCGTGCCCTAAACGCACTGAACCACTACCAGTCCCTGGATGAGGAGGGTGAGGATGGCTGATGCACCGGTGTGAAATAAACCAGTCAAGAGATTGCGACTCCCAGACCAGACACCTTGAGGATGTTGGCTGGTGTTGTGAGCCCTGCTACTTCTGGTTGCGCGGTGGCTAACGCTCAGCGGGGAGAGTCCCAGCCCACACCCCATAACGCTCATCATTCTCAGTCGCGTACATGAAGCACGCATCCTTGATGGGGCACTCATCACACAGCGCACGCGCAAGTTTGATCGCGTACTCCCTGGTGTGTTTGTCAGGGAAGTCCTCAGGGAAGAACACCTCAGGGCAATCCATACAGGGGGTCCTGCCCACAGTGTCTACGGCGGCCATCAGGTTTGAGTAGTGTCTGTGGTGGGTCATAACCTAAGACTATAAGAAAGGTGGACAGTTATGGGACAGCGTAGTGAGGCTGAAAAGCTCGCTGACCTCATGGTTGAGGAGTGGATTGCTGCTTACTCTGACAACGGTGCAATCTGGCAGACCGCTTGGGAGCAACTGAAGGCAGCTAAGTTGCGTGAAGCTCAGGTTGTCATTGATGAGGCCCTGGAGATTGCGAGAGCTCGCTGGAATAGGATGCACAATGTTGGGTCCTAACCAGTTTATTGCTTCTAAGCAACTGTTCGAGGCTGACTGGTTGCGTGCTCGCAGGGAGGGTGTGACGGCTACACAGGTTGCTAAGGCTTCTACCCCTGCAGGGTTTGAACAGTGTGTCAGGGATTGGCATGAGGAGTTTGTGGAGCACGATAACCCTTACATGGCTTTTGGTAGGGACATGGAGCCTGTGTTAGCTAAGTTTGTGCATGAGAAGCATGGGATTCTCCCTAATGATTGGCTCCTGGCTAACGCTGAAAGCCCTTGGCATCTTGCTACACCTGACGGTCTCTCCCTTGATCACAGTGTGATTGCGGAGATAAAGACCACAGGGCAAGACTGGAAGTCAATACCTTTGCAGTACAGGAGGCAAATGCAGTGGCAGCTTCATGTGACAGGGGCAGAGAAGTGCCTGTTTGTGTGGATGCTCAGGATTCAAGTAGACGATGTGTTTGCGCCTGCCTGGTTTGAACCAGAGACTCAATGGGTTTATCGTGATGAGCAAATGATAGATGACCTCAAGGCAACCGCTGCGAGGCTGTGGGAAAGGATCTACCTTGGATAGGAAAGATGTGAACTTGTTGAGGGTCGCTGATAAGTATGTGGCGGATTTGCGTGCCACACAGAAGCCTGACCTGTGGAAGGACTACTACAAACTGGAGTCTAAGATTCTGGCTCAGAAAGTGGGGAAGCGCTGATGGAGGGTGTGTCTGTTTTCGTTACAGTGCAGATACCTGATGAGCTGTATCAGAAGCTCGCCGCTTTGGCTAAGGCTAAGCAGGTGTCTGTGTCAGTGCTCGCTGGCAAAATCATTACTGACTATGTGAATGAGGAAAGGTGGAAAGATGGCTAGGTTCAACTTGGCAGATTATGAGACGGTGGAGGAACGGCTCAAGCGGTTCTACACTGACAACCCTGATGGCAGGATCCTGACAGAGAATGAGACTGTGCCTGAGTACCGGCAGGAGAAAATCTGGGTGATCAAAGCCATAGTGTTTCTGAACGGTGAGGATGTGGAGCGTGGCTGCCCTAAGGCCACAGGTTACGCTTTCGAGATTGACGGCACTGGGATGGCTAACCAGTCCTCTGCTTTGGAGAACTGTGAGACCTCAGCTATTGGTAGGGCGCTCGCTAACGCTGGGTATTCAGGGAATAAGCGCACCTCGCGTGAGGAGATGGAGAAAGTTGCACGCTTCGAGGAAAAAGCCAAGCAGATTGACTGGCTTGCTGAGGCTGAGAAACTGCAGAATGTGGACCAGTTGAGAGTACTATGGGCGGAAGCATCCAAACAGGGTGCATCCCCTGATGTACTGGAGAAACTGAAAGCTCATGCAACGGCACTCTCCCCTGCTGGCCTCAGTGAGCGAGCTGAGCCAAGCGTACCTGGAGGCACAAAGGGCAAACGATCTGCTGCTAAGTGAGTTCTGGAAGGATGAGTTGTGCAGAAGGTTGGTGAGTGTTTGTGATTCCATCACAGATAGCGAAGGATCTCGTAGAGCTTACTCAGACTAATCGTAAGGGTGTTGAGGCTCTGTTTGAGGCTGAGTCTGACCTGGCACAGTTTGAGAGTGATTTGGATAGGTGTGAGGCGCAACAGTTCCTGGATGCCACGGGCTCAGTGGCTGAACGGCAGGCTAGGGCGAAGCTTGAGTGTGCTGACATACGGTTTGACCGTGACCTTGCTAAGGCTAGGGTGAACCGGATTCGCACGAAGATGCGATCTATTGAGTCTGAGCTGATGGCGTTGGCTACGGCTGCCAAGATTCTCCAGGCTGAGATGAAACTGTGACAGCGGTGATGACCCCTGAGGAGTTCTTGGAATGGTTGGAGGACTTCGAGCCATCGCGCGATAACGATAAGACACCCCTATCGGATTCTGACGATAAGTAAGGAAAATCCCTTACCCTCACCTACCCTCCTAAGTGTTGCTAACCTGGGATTAGGGCAACATTTATTGCTCAGCTATCTTCCTGGAATACGGCACAGGTATTATATAACTGTTTATATAAAAATGTGGATAAGGGTCTTACCAGGGAGGATCTCCGCGGTTAGGTTTCTAGTCGTGGACCTGCTGGGAATCGAACCCAGGTCCTAACACAGTCGCGTGCGCGGTTTCTGTGCCAGTCGAAACCATCCAGGCCCTCCCTCATTATAGGCTAGGGGTCATGGCGGTCCCTAAGAAGGTGTTGAAGCTCGTGCAGGAGCGAGACTCTCACTGCTGGCATTGCGGTGTGGAGGAGGACCTGGTTCCTCATCACAGAATCAACCGTGGGATGGGCGGATCTAAACTGCTCGACACCCCAGATAACCTGATGATGGTCTGTAGTCGCTGGAATGGGGACATGGAAAGTAACGCTGAGCTGGCTGCTACGGCGCGTGGGTGGGGGCACAAGCTACCGGTGTGGGAGTCTTTGGAGCATCCTGTTTTTGACCGTATGGGTGGCTGGTGGTATCTTCTGCCTGATGGGGGTAAGGTGGAGTCTCACTGGAAAGACCAGGCGTTCTGAAGTAGTACAATAGAGTGAGGGCCAGCCCATCACAGACTGACCCTCACAGAAACCGATGAGTAAGCATCGGCTAAGTCCAGACTACCAGGACAAAGCCGGTAGACAAGGACAAACAATGCCACTAATCAGAGGGCATCACGCCTTCGATGACCACTTCGCACAAATCCCTAATGACTGGCTGAGGGATGACCGCTTGAGCTTGGAGGCTCGCGGATTACTCGCTCAGATCATGAGCCACAGACCAGGGTGGAACTTATCCATCAGGTCTATCTCTGCTCAGAACGGTATTGGCAAACAGAAAGTGCGCCGCATCATTGAGGAGCTCATCAGCCTGGAATATCTGGAGCGCTCTGAGAAGCAGGGTAAGGATGAGAAGGGGCGCATGACAAGTTATGACTACATAACTAGGGACCCTTTACCGCGTACCGCTGAACCGCGTACCGGTAAACCGCCCACGGGTGACAGACCCACAAAGAACACTATCCAGAAGAACACTATTGAGAGAGAAGAACAAACTAAAGAAACCGTTATTGCTTTTGATGAGTTCTGGGAGATCTACCCTAGGAAGCTGGGGAAGGGTGAAGCTCAGAAAGCTTTTGAGAAGGCTGTGGGCCGGCATGGGCTTGATGTGGTGATGGCTGGGGTTAGGTGTTTGGCCTCTGACCCTAATCTGCCTGACCCTCAGTTCATCCCTAGGGCTGCTACTTGGCTGAATGGGGAACGGTGGGGTGATGATCCTTATCCTCCTAAGCAACCTTCTGGGGCTGATAGGTTCTTGAAGCCTCCGGCGGAGATCCCTGATGCGCGTGCTTGGGTGAAACAGATGCATGATTTGGGGGAGCATTTTGAGTGTAGGGCTGGGGAGTTTGGTTGCAAATGATTTCCCTCATCTGTGTGTATATTGGTGGCCATGGTGGATAACGGTCCTGAGCAGGTCCCTGATGATCGCAACACTCCTGAGAACATTGCACGCGAGAACCTCCTGAAGGCTGACCTAGAGCAGGCATGGGATTGCACCCTTCATCATTTGCCTCAGTTCTATCATGTGGATTTTTTTGCTGAGCGTGCTGGTGAGCTGGTGGCGTGGGTTGAGGTGAAGCAGCGTAACTGTACCTCCACGCAATACCCCACAGTATTCATGAACGTGGATAGGAAGTTCAGGCATCTCATCTCTCACAGCGAGACTGCACCGGCTTTCTTTGTGGTGCGCTGGGCTGACGGTGTAACTAGGTTTATTGATGTGTGTGATGTGAAACCTGAGTGGCTGGGTGAGGGTGGGGAGAATGACCGGTGGGGGCCTGGGGAGCATGACATGGAGGCTGTGTTTCTAATTCCAATCCAAGAGATGAGGGAAATATGAGCAATTACACTGACAACTTCTGGGCAGAAGAAATGAGCATTGATTTGGGCGTGCTGGAGACAGAACGCTTCTCCCATCCCTACCAGCTCCAGTTGCATAACAAACTGAGCGCTAAGGCTGCAGAGTATTGGGCTAAAGAGAACGCGCTGAGACTTCGCATGGAAACAGCCTCAGAAATTGAGACCTATAGGCACACAGAGGAGTGTGCTGTGGAGAAAGAGAAGCGGAGCGCCCTAGTGCGTGGGGGAAAGAAAGCCGGTAAAGTTACGGCTTATGAGTTCACTGATCAACAGCTTGAGATTGCTAGGCGGTCTCTGAGTGCAGGTGATTCAGTGTGAACGGTGTGGGTTTGAGTGGGAGCTCTCTTCGAGTAGGCAGAAAACTATTCTCTGTGCCTCCTGTAGGGCTAAGAAAGTTCAGACAGTCCACACCAAGCGCGGCAAATGTCTCCCATGGCATGGTGGGTTCGCAGCTGATGACATCACACCGGTGGATGAGAATGGGAAACCTATCCTCCCTGGTGTCAGGCGTTGCGGTCATACTGATTGTGTCAATCCATCACATATAGAAAGGGAAAAGAATGATTAAGAATGAGGCTCTGATTGAGCTCACTGGGTGGCTGAATGATGTGCGCGAGTTTGACTGGGGCACAGCGTTGAAAGTTTCCGTAGATGTGCGAAAGAAAACCCCTGAAGGGACATGGGAGACAGTGGATAAGACTGTTTATGATGTGACCACTGATGGGAAAACCCCTCTGGAGGGTGTGAGGCAGGTGAAGGTGACAGGCCGGATTGTGGGCACTAATACTTTCCAGAAGCGTGATGGATCTACTGGGTCAGCGGTGAAGGTGCGTGCTGAGAGCATTGTGCCTGTGAGTGACAAGGTGAATGAGGCTGCGCTTACTGAGGTGTGGCCTACTGTGAACCCTAATAAGCCGATCACTGAGAGTGCCCCGTTCTGATGAGGTGGTCTGGTTTCGCGGTTTTGGCTGGGCTCGCTACCTTGTATTTGTTCTTGGCTGGGGAGGCTGATGGCATTTTGCAGGCGTTTGGGTTTGTTGCCTCAGCGCTCCTGTATATCTTGGCTTTTTTGAACTTGGTGAAGCCAAAAAAATAGTCAAAAAAAGTTTCTCTTTGGGCTTGCATTGTGTATGTAGTGGTATACACTAGAGACATCAACCAAGAGAGGAACACCAAAATGCAAACCTTCAAAACTATCTCAATCCAGTGTGACGAGTGTGGCGCAGACAACGCTGGCTGGCCTATAGAGGACATCATCGTGTGTTCAACCTGCTTCCTGTCTTACGAGTAAGAAAACACAGACAGGCCCCCTCTTAGGAGGGGGTTTCTGTTTGCCCAGGTAGACTGGTTAGGTGAGCCTAACTTTTGATGTTTATGGTAGACCGGCTCCACAGGGCTCTAAACGCTATGTGGGGGGTAACAGGGCTCAGGGTGGCAGGTTCATCGAAGCCTCAAAGTATCTACCTGCATGGCGCAAAGAGATTACTACTGCAGCACTCGCAATCATGCAGGATGAGGGCTGGGAGACTGTCGCGGATCCTGTGCATCTTGAGGTGACTTTCTACATTGAACGCCCTGCCACAATCTCCAGGGAGAAACGCCCTTGGCCTATCAAACCTCCTGACTTGGACAAACTGGTGCGCGGTGTTTGTGACGGTCTCACTGATGCTGGTGTGTGGGTGGATGACGATCAGGTTGTGCATGTGACGGCTTGGAAGTGTTATGCAGACACACGCGACCCTGGAGCTACAGTGAAAGTTACCCCCATTCTGGGTGGTGAGGGGTTAGACTCCTAACAGTCTCAAGGAAAGGTGGAAACTATGCTTGAGGATATGATGCCTCCAGTGAGGAGGACCTCGTGCAAAGTGAGGACCATTCTGGAAGAACTGAACGACAGTGACAGGGCCATCCTAGAGAAGGCGCTCGCTAATCATGAGGCTTGGTCTGGTAACGCTTTGGGGCGTGCCTTATCGCAGCGCGGTTTCGTTATCACTGAGAAGCCGATTAGGAAACACCGGAATAGGGAGTGCTCGTGCTAGAGGACCTGGAGCCGGCGAAGAAAGTGCAAGCACCTTCCCACTTCAGACCAGGTTTAGAGTTTGACGGTACTGAGGGGACAGCGACCACTGAAGGGCTCCCTGAGGCTCCTAACTTTGATGAGTTCCTGGAGGAGCGCGGTTACTCACCTGATGAATATGAGATTGTGGGGACACCTAGAACGTCTCAATGGCAGCGCTGGGATGGGGAGTGGCTGACCGCGTACCGGTTCCATTTCCGTAAGAAACTGGCCGGCATCCATTTGCCTACTTTGTACGCTGAGGCGAAACGCACTAAGGCGAAACCCCCCAAGCAGAAAAAGCCCAACTCCAGAACCTTTGTGATATGCCCTGCAGATTTCCAGATTGGTAAGGGTGGGAGTCGCGGTGGTCATGAGGAGTCTATTCAGAGGATCCATAAAAGCTATGACCGGATTGAGCAGAGACTGAAAACCGGCAACTTTGACCACATCATCATCCTTGACATGGGGGACA